ATTCAGTTTTGCCATATTATTACCCTATTTTTTCTTCTTGTTATTATAAGTAGGAGTGTAGCCTTTGAAGATTATCTCTGCCAGCCTTTAATCACCTCTGGAGAGAAGTTTGCGTAACTGAAACGCAATCTATCAACTAGTTTTACAGCATTTCCTGTCAGGTGATCAATCGCAACGTACCCCTCAACACCAGTCACTTCATAACCATTCTTTGTCAACAAGAAAGTTTGAAGACTCTTCACTTCATCTAGTTTCTTCACTAGAATCAACTTTGCTTCAGCAAGTAAATTAATTAGCGTAAAGATATTTTCGAGTTGCGCTTTGTTCTTTGCGCTGAAAAACTTCAAACCATCCATCTTTTTTGCTTCCCATTCTGCTTTTGACTTTGCAGATTTGCGAGAATCAATCTCTTTATCATAGTACGCTGTCATAAACTGAATCAATTCAGTTACATGACTCTTTACGTTTGTAATTTTGAGTTGGTTTCTGACTTTTGTATTGTTGAATGTTTTGATTTTCTCGCGCAGTTCGTCTGTCTCTCTGATGTGATTCAGAACCTTAGCGTCTATCTTATAGAAAATCTTTCCTGCGTCAGAAAGTATGTCTGTAACTTTATCTGTTTCTTCTTTGGTCAATGTTGCTTTACCAGAAACGTCTTTGTAGTCTACATCTGTAGACCAAACTCGGCTTGTTTTCTTGAGTGTAGATAAAATGTCCTTACCAAAGACTGCTTTCATTGTTTCGAATGAAGAGCCTTCATAAAACGTATGCCATACAATGCCAATTTCAGCGGATTTGATACTTTTAGCAAGTTCACTTTGCGCTGGAACTGCATAGACAAGAGTATTTGGATGGAATGTGACATAATCTTCACCATCAATCGTGACGTTCTTTAGATCAGATTTAGTGAAAAGCAAGTCACCTTGAATAACGCCAACAATTCCAAGTGCTGGCAACTCAGCAAGACATGCTTTGAGTTTAGCCGCAAGGTCACCTGATGTATCATCGTCAATTTCTGCGTTGGTTTTGTAGACTTTGGGATTCTTATTGAATACACCTTTCTTTGCTACAAAGAATTTACCATCACTAGGGTCTTTGCCTGCGAAAATTGCTGGCGCGCCATCCCATTTAACTGTGACGCTTACTCTTTGTTTTGAGTGGCCGGCTAACATATCGCGTACAGCACGGAGTGCATTGATACTGTCGCGGGCACCCTTAACACCGCCATTAAGAACATCGTCTTCGGCATGTTCCATGTGCGTGTTTTTTTGTTCGTTTAAATACTCTTTGAATTTCAGCATAAAGAAGCCTATCGTTATGATAGACTATTTATGTCACCGGCGCATTTTGGCTTGATCTTCTGCATCTTCTTTTGAGAAAATTGGCACGGCATTTGATTTGTGTAGTGTTCCGATGCCCAAAAGATTGCCACCCGTGTACTTGGGTGATTCTTTTTTCGTAGCAGAGCCTACAAATGAATTGAGTGAGGGGTAGTGCGGTGTTTGCCTGCGGTGAATGTCAGGCGTAGGCGCGTAAGGAACAAACTCTTTTTTCTTTGATTTGTTCTTACTGATGCCATGGGATTTGAGCCATGCATCATGCTCGGCCTGCGCTTTTTGCCAGCCAGGCTTTTTCTTTGCTTTGGGTTTCTTGAAGTATGCGTGAATAATCATGGCAAATCTCTCTACACTAGAACTTCTAGTATAGCAGATTACCACAATCCTGTCAAGTTATCCGTGAGTATCTAGACTGCCAAGAACAGTAAATACGCTATTTGCGTCTTTAATAATGGTAAATGTCATTGAATCTACGGCACTTGAATTGCCAGAAGGAACTGTATTATTTTTCCACTTAATTGTTCTTACAGTACCATCAGTTTGTACTGCATTGATAATATAGGGGGTTGCACCTTGTGCAATTACAACCTTAGCATCAGTAACAAAACTTACACCACTCTTAACGCCCACAAAGTTTGCAGTAATATTGCCACTCAAATTTGACTGATAGAAAACAGGTCCATCGTTTAAATTATAAGCAATTGTTGCGCTATATGCATCTTTAGTTGTAACTACATTATATGACGTTTTAAATACGTTATTTGAGTTTGTAAGATTATTCGCAGTATTTGCTTGTGCATAGGCGGCATTAGCAGTTACATAAGCGGCATTTGCGGTAAACCAAGCGGCATTTGCTACATTGAATGTATTGTTCGCTGTAGATATAATTGTATTTGTTGTATTAGAAACAATGGTGTCGACCACAAGATCAGCGTTGCCATTCTCAAGATTATTAACTTTGAGAATTACTTCGTTGATTGTAGTTCGCCACTCATTGAATGTATTGGCTAGTTCTAGATTTGCTGTTGCCGCCATGGTATGCCCCTGTAAAAAGTCTTCTACTATTTATATGTTTTTACTCTTAAAGAAACTAATCATACTTTGAATCCTTCAAATTTACGTTGCTTCTCTCTTCTTCCGAAGTCCGATTTATCAAAAAGTGGTTCATCTGGTTGAACTTGCCCGCTATCATGTATATGATTTTGTGCAGTCTGTTCTACATCATACAACTTCATTTTTGCTTTATCAACACCAATCATGAATCGTTTGTTTGTGTCTGGATTATTGTAACGATTCTTTAATTGCTTGACCATCATCTGATTCAAATCAGTAAGTTCTTCAGTAGCAATCAATGCAATCATAAAATCTGCTGTTGCTGGCAGACCAAACGATTCACTTGTATCTGTTATGTCAACATCAGAATTTGAGTAACCGCCTCGCGTTGTTTGTGTCGCTGAAATAACAGGCACCTTATGCTCAACTGCAAGTCCACGCAATTCTTCTGCAATCGCTTTAATGAAAGAATATGAATTGACATTAGCACCTTGGCGCATTCTAGATGACGCACAAATATTCAGATAGTCAATATAGATTATGTCAGGAACAAATTGTCTCTTCAGTTTAAGTTCGTTAAGCAAATGCTTGAAGTGAATTACATTTGCGCTTGCCGTTGGATACTCTTTAATGATCAACCGACCAAGAGTTTTTTCTTTCAGTCGTTCAATCTTTTTAAGATACGATTCTTTAGGTAGTGCCATCAACTTGTCTATGTCAACATTCATAAGATTCGCATCAATACGTTCTGCAATCCTTTCTTCAGCCATCTCAAGTGTAATATACAATACATTCTTGCCAATTGTAAGATTAGCCGCGGCACAATGACACATGAACATTGACTTACCCACACCAGTACCGGCAAGAATAATGTTCAAAGTTTTTTCTGGCAAGCCGCCTTTAGTGATTCGATTGAGATAGTCTAGATCAAACGGAATACGCTTTTCAACTGTATGATAAAACTCATAGCGAGTTTCTGCGTCATCTATAAAGTCATGCCCAACATGATTATCAAATGAAATTGCAAGTGCATCAGATAGAATGTCAGGAATTGCACCCTTTTCTTTTTTGCTATTACCGCTTTCATCTAGAATCTGAATTGATTCCATGATTGCGTTGTAGATTGCTTTCTCTTGACAGAATTTTTCTGTTGCATCTAGAAGCCACACACTATCTCTTGTATCAAACTCTGTGGAGTTTAATTCATCTAAAAGTCCTGTGACTTTTTTATGTTGATCGCCAGATAAGTTTGAACGACCATCAATCTCAATTGTAAGTGCTTCAACTGTTGGTAAGTTGTTATACTTCGTGATGTACTTATGAATTTCTTCGTAAATAACTTTTTCTGAATGATCTGAAAAGTAATCACCAGAAAGAAACGGAAGAATCTTTCTAGTGTACGCATCATCATTCAGTAGGTGTTTCAGTATTTTCTTTTCTACGCTCATCATCATATCGTTTCTCAGCCTCTTCTAAAGAATGCTGAAGCAATGAATTCATCACTTCACCAAGTACTTCTTCAAACTCTTCATTGCCTTCTAAGGTTTCATCGTTGTGTACTGTATAATCAAAAGAAATAGTTGCTTCGCCATCTTCAATCTTTTCATTAACATGAATTGAACCGAATGTAAACTCTACTTCTTTGTAAGGTCCAGTCAGAATTTCAATGCTTGCTAAATCATGTTTTTCTTTGTATGTATAGAGTCTGTCTGTTACTCGAAAATCTACATCATATTTCATGCTTCTTCCTCTACAAGTTCTTCTTCATCGGAGAAGCCAGCGCCATCTTGTCCGTACAAGAATTCTTTTTTACATGCTTCATCAATTGCGTCCAAAATTTCTTTTGTGAAATATTTTTCAGGATCATCGTTGATTGACTTACCAAATACTTTTGTGCCATCTGGCAGTTCGTATCGGGTTGATACTTTCTTAATTATATCATATTTCTCAGCAATTTCAAGTAGCCCGTAGTAACGATCCAAACCTGTGCTGTAAGTAATCTTTACTTCAACTTGTGAGTTTTCTTTTGTTAGGCGCGACTTGTGCAACTTAGCGCGAACAATGTTACCGACAACAGCAGTACCATCTTTGTCTTTACGCTTAGACAAGTAAACGATTGTGGATGCTGTGTACTTCAAGCCAGAGCCACCAGACATTTCTTTCATTGGAATATATGCACCAACCACATCATAAACGTGATTCGTTACAAGTAAAGGCACACCAATCTTAGCAAGTTTCAAATTCAATACGCGGAATGTTGCTTTAAGAATAGCAGACTTGGTCATGTCTTTAGTTTCTTTGCCTTCAGCAGTATCTTCCATTTCTTTAGTAGAAGACAACTGGCCAAGAGAATCAAGAACCATAATCATTGGCTTGCGCTTCGCTTCTGGTTGCGCTTGATACTTCTCAATGATTTGCAATGCGGTATGACGAAACTTCTGAATTGTATCTGGTTCAGAGATTACGACACGCTTGGTGTCAACACCGCGAGACTCCATCATATTTTTTGTAACTGCGGCTTCAGTATCAAAGTAAATAACACCGCCTTCAGGATTTGCATCAAGGAATTGTTTAACAATGCCCAAGACAAAGAATGTTTTTCCTGTTGATGATTCACCAGCGAATGCAGTTACTTTATTGTTAGGTACGCCGCCATAGATGCTACCTGATAGAACAGCATTCAATGCATATGAACCTGTATCAATACATCCACTATACTCAGCAGATGCGCCACCGTCAGATAAAATCTTTGTGTCTTCATCTTTCAATTGACTAACTAAATCTGTAAAAAAATTACTCATTGTGTTTTTCCTTCATAATATTTGTTTAATAACTTTGGCGAATGTTGTTCATACTCAGTAACATCAGGTTCGCTTTTCTTCTGCAATTCTAACTCATATGTACGTTGACGGAGTTCTGATGTACTATAACTATGATTCCGTACATGATAGTATAACTCAATTCCGTTTTCAATGCAATATTGTTTACCAGTAAAGTCTTTATTTTTATATTCTTCACCAAGAAACCTTATGTGCATCGTTTGCGTCATAATCAGATTGGCTAAGTCTTCTTCGGTATGATACACAAGAATTTCATCCACATACTTACATGCCTGCAATTGAACATATCTTTCATATACCGATTGCACAGGCTTGTTTTTTGTGCTAGGTCTATCCACAGTAGGGTCGACCTGTAATGCAACAATCAAATAATCACACAACTTTTTTTCCATCTTTAGCATTGTCACATGACCAGCATGAAACAAATCAAACGATGAACAATTAAAACCAATTTTCATAATATTACTTCTCTAATGGATATTTTTGTGTACGGCGAACCTCAGAAACTTTTTCTATTTCATCTTTATTCATTGGCACAGGATCAAAAGATGTTACATCAATTTTTTCTTTTACTTCGTACTCTGTCTCTTCTAATTCTTTTTTTGTAGGTTTTTCGCCTACGTCTGCAACGAATGGTAAAATAGGTTCTAGATTTTCTTTTTCTTCTCGCGCTTGTTTTAATGAGAAGTTACCTGCGATGACAAGCAAAACTGCAAGTGGATCAAAAACTAAAACGATTAAAATAATTACCCATCGTACTGCCTGCTCAAGCATAGTCTGTGTGACTTGCTCATTATATATCATTGCGGCAATGTACTTGAGTGGTCCTACCTCAGATTCAACCTTTCGTACTTCCGTAGCGAATGGCTGTCTATCTTCATTGAGTTTAGCAACAATTTTTTGTTGGGCTTCGTTTTCGTTAGCGATACGGTTCCTCTCTGCTTTCTGAGAAACACGCAAAGCATTCGCCCTTCTGGCACCTTCTTCTGAAGTGCTTCGTGCCATAATTTGGTCCACACTTTCATCCAATTGTTTAAGTACCTTACGGTTTGCATCAATCGTATCCTTTGCTACACGAATCTTATCATCAATAATTTCTAACTTTGATATTGCATCACCTGTGGCAAGACTTTGATCGCTATGCGCCTTTG